AAAAAATAAAAATAAAAAAAAATATTTTTTTACAAAAAAGTGTAACATGTTACAGTAAAACTCTATAAACCCCTATAAACATTGAAAAACAGGTGTAACATTTAGGTGTAACGTAGGTTACACTATGTTACACTAAATTAAAAAACGTAAAATGAAANAATTAAGACCATCACAAATAAAAAATGCACAAGAAGGAACTGATATTTTGTTAAAATATGGTTTAGTTTATTTACAGCACGAAGTTAGAACTGGCAAAACTTTAACCGCTTTACAAATTGCTGAAAATATAACCGCTAAAAATGTTTTATTCATTACAAAGAAAAAAGCTGTTGACTCAATTAAAAGCGATTACAGCGACTTTAATTTTTCTTTTGAGTTAGATGTAATGAATTATGAATCGTTGCATAAGGTGTCAAAGAAATACGATTTAGTTATATTAGACGAAGCGCATTCTATTGGTGCATTTCCTAAACCAAGTCAAAGAACTAAATTATTAAAAGAAAAATTCTTTAATACTCGTTTGGTTTTTCTTTCAGGTACTCCAGCAAGTGAATCTTACTCACAATGGTATCATCAGTTTTGGATTTCAATAAATAGTCCTTTTAAAAATTATACTAATTTCTATAAATGGGCAAAGGATTTTATAACTCCTGCTTTAATTTATACAGCGTATGGACAAAGTAACGATTATTCAAAAGCTATTATTCCAAAAATTGACGAAGAAATTAATAAAATACTTCATAAATTTACACAAGAAGAAGCTGGTTTTCAAAATGTTATTAATAAACATATCATACAAATTGAAATGCAACCAATAACATACAAGTTAATTGATAAGTTAAAAAAAGATAATATAGTACAAGGCAAGGAAGAAACTATTTTAGCTGATAGCGGTGTTAAATTAATGAGTAAAGTGCATCAGTTAGGAAGTGGTACAATTATTTTTGATAGTGGTAAAGTTGGCATTATTGATAATACAAAAGCTATCTACATAAAAGAAAACTTTAACGGTAAATTAGCAATATTTTATTATTTCAAAGAAGAACTTAATATGTTAAAAGATACCTTTGGAGATAGTATTACAAATGATATTGAAGAATTTAACACAACAGATAAACATTTTGTTGGTCAGCAATATAGTTCTGCAATGGGAATTAATTTGTCAAAAGCGAATAAATTAGTATATTTGAATTTTGGGTTTTCTGGCACAAACTTCATTCAAAGTTTAGATAGATTAACCGTAAAAGAAAGACTTAGTACTGATGTTTATTTTATATTAGCAAAAAAAACATTAGACTATCAAATTTTAAAAACAATAGAACAAAAGAAAAACTTTACTCTTTCGCAATATGTCAAACTTTCAAAGTAAATTAATTAAAAAATATAAGTCAGATGGGTGGATAGTTATAAAAACTATTAAACTTTCTGATAGTGGTTATCCTGATTTATTTTTATTTAAAGATGGCAAAACTATTTTTATTGAAGTAAAACAAGGAAACGATACTTTGAAAGAACTGCAAAAATATAGAATAGACGAATTAATAAAACAAGGTTTTGACGCATTTTGCATGCATGAAACTAAAGGTAAAATTTATCCAAATGAAAAAACCTAAACAAAAAACACCTACAATAATTGATTTAGAAAAAGATTACCTTTACGTAACTAAATCAAACCCAACACGATTAAAAGAAATTATTAACAAATTAGATTGGATTTATTATGGGATTAAATAAATACACCGTTTACTTTGAATTATTTGGGAAGAAAATGAAAAACACGCAGAAGAAATAATCAAAATCCATTAGACTATTTAAAAAATATCTTTGGTATTTAATTTTTTTTGTATATTTGTGGGTATTTGATTAATCAATACTAATTTCAATGGCAGGAACAGGAGGAAAAAGAGAAAACGCAGGAAGAAAACCTAAAGCAGATGAGGAAAAAGTAAATAATTTATTTGTTAATGCTTTAAAAGAATTGTATAATAAAGAAACTGAGGATGAAGCAAAGGTACATTTCATAAAAGAAACTTTGTTAAGTAGCCAAAGAGGACAAATTTTTGTAGCTGAGCATATCTTTGGGAAAGCTCCACAAGAAATTAAACAAACTAACTTTAATATTGAAGCAAAAGATTTAGACGAAGAAGAAATTAAACGTATAAAATATGCATTAGACAATGCTTACTAATGAAGAAAAGGTGTTAAAAGTAATGTGCGAGAAAGATTTACTTTTTTTTACTCGCTACATTTACAAAGAAAATAACAGGCGTAATTTTATAGTTGCGCCTCATTTCGTTATAATAGCTAATAAGTTAATGGACGTTATAAATGGCAAAACAAAACGTCTTATTATCAATATACCACCTCGTTATGGAAAAACGGAATTAGCAGTAAAAGCATTCATAGCTTACGGACTTGCAATAAATCCAGCTTCTAAATTCATACATTTATCTTATTCAGATGATTTAGCTTTAGACAATTCAAGTCAAGCTAAAGAATACGTTGAAAGTGATGCATTTCAGAAGCTTTGGCCAATGAAATTAAAAAAAGACGCACAAGGCAAAAAGAAATGGTTTAATGAACAAGGTGGTGGTGTTTACGCTACGGCTTCTGGTGGTGCAATTACAGGTTTTGGCGCAGGAGTTTCAGAAAGTAAAATTTTTAGCGGAGCAATTATAATCGACGACCCTTTAAAGCCAGATGATGCGTTTTCAGAGGTTAAAAGAAAAGCGGTTAATGAAAGATATAATAATACTATTCGTTCACGTGTAAACGATAGAGACACGCCAATAATTGTAATTATGCAAAGATTACACGAGGATGATTTAAGCGGTTATTTATTAAACGGAGGTAGCGGAGAAGAATGGGAACATTTATGTTTGCCAGCTTTAGACGAAAATAATAATCCGCTTTGGGAAGACAAGCATACTTTTGAAGAGTTGGAAGCAATTAGACAAGGAAGCAGATATACCTTTTCTGGGCAATACATGCAAAGCCCTTCGCCTGACGAGGGGGGAGAGTGGCGAAAGAATTGGTTTGAAATTGTAAGTAAAAAAGAAGTTTCAAAAATTAAATGGAAAATGCTTATTGACGGAGCGTACACCAAAAATACGGCTAACGACCCAACTGGTTTAATGATATTTGGCAAACACAATAACGATATTTACATATTATCTTCAATTGATAAATACCTTGAATTACCAGAATTAATTAAATTTATACCGCAGTATATTAGCTCTTTAGGCGTTGAAGTTTCGATAATAAAAGCAGAGCCAAAAGCTTCTGGAAAATCAATTGTTCAATTACTTAGGAGTTCCACTAGGTTAAATGTGGCAGAGATAAACGGTAAATTTGTTCAGATGTCAAAGATTGAAAGAGCCAGAACCGTATCGCCATTTATAGAAGGAGGTAGAGTAAAACTGGTTGAGGGGAGCTGGAATTATGCTTATTTACAACAAGTGGCAATTTTTCCAAATGGTAAACACGACGAACACGTAGATTTAACTTGTTACGCAATTGAAGAAGAATTGAATGATACAAAAGTTAGAAGCTCATCAGTATCAGGATATAAGCAATTTTATTAAAATGATAAACGAAAATATAAAGACACTTGACCAAAACGCCTTTAATATACTTTTTAAGAATATTAAGAGAAACAATACTTTTGAAGATTTTGAAGTTAAGAGATTGATATATTACCCTTACTGGGATGTGAAAGAAACTTTAATTGAATTTATTAAAATTAATGATTATCAAAGTCTTATATTTTATTTTACACAAAAAGAGATAAAAGATTATTCTTTAAAAAATTGTTTACCATTTATTTTTTATATCTTTGATGAATTAAATTTTATTTCAAATTTAGAAAAAGAATACTTATCTTCAACACCTGATAATGAATTAGTAAATGCTGGGGTTAGGGAGCTAGATAGATTTGGAAGTTTAAATGTAATCGACCAATTAGCTAATGGGGATATTTTAAAGTGGGAAGAAGTAAAGAAATTAGCATATAAAGATGTATTTGATAAGCTTTGGAAGTCTAACATTGAACAGAAAATACAAAAGAACTATAATAAAATAGTTCAAGAAAAATATAAGAAAAATGGACGCAGTTGATTTTTTACAAAAACAAGTAGATAAATGGAATGAAGATGAAAAGTGTGATTTATGCTTTGAGTTTTCAGCACCAATGACAGAAAGCAAAATGAACATAGTTCAGAGTGACCTACCTTGTTGTGTTCAAGTAATGTTGACAAAATTATCAACAAATACAAATAACATTTATAATTCAATTACAGGCTTATTGGTTTCATCATCATGTGATTATTCAATTACTTTTTATGTTTTAAAGCAAAGTAATTTAGGGGTAAATAATTACAATGAAATTAAAGGACATAATGTTAAAGAAAGCAAATGGAACACAATATTTAAGCCTTTGCAAGATTGCTTTTCTTGCCAATCTCAATTAGACTTTTGCGAACTTTTAGGATTGAATGTTGAAGTGAAAAAATGGCAAATGGACACAGTACATAATTATCAAGATAATAATTTCGACGGATGGAAAATTCAAGCAACACTAAGAATTACGGATTAGTTTTTTACAAATTAATCCTTTGGATCCAAATAGTATTAATTTTAATTAGGATATTTTATAAATTTGATTATTTAATAGTATTTAGTCCTATTATTTTTTTAGTGTCTTTATATTTAATTTTAATTTCTTTTGTATGGATATTGGAGAAAATAAAATCAAAGAAGTGATGCAATCTGTTATTGATTCGTATCTAATCCCTAAATTTAACGAATTAGGAATGAACGCATCAGGGGATTGGATTAACGCTTTAGAAGCTAGAGCAAACGGTAACATCGGGGAAATATGGGGATTAGATTATACACGATATTTAGTAAACGGTAGAGCATCAGGAACACCACCACCAGTTCAGCCATTAGTTAGATGGGTTGGGTTTAAATTAGGATTATCAGGAACAGAAGCTTTAGGAGCTGCGTTTGCGATTAGAAATAAAATAGCACAAGAGGGAACAGAAATTTATAAACAAGGTGGCACTGATTTACTTGAAATTTTACAAAGTAAAGAAGTACTAGATTTTGTAAACAATCAAATTAAAGACATTATTGTAAAAGAAATATCTTTAAAAATTATAAGACAAACAAAAGAGGCTTTCGCAAATGGATAAATTAGTTTTTAAAATAGAGTATTTCAGCAATGATTGGACTAACGGTTGGCTTCATCAGCTAACATTTACTACAAATACAGGGGTTTCTGTGCCTGTTTTTTATGCAGTAAAAGCCTCGCCTACTCAATCTTATGATGTTCAGCTAGGAATTAATTTAACACAAACTATTAATAATATTCAGAATTATTTGACTTTATCTTTATCTTCTAGACCAGCTATTACTGGAGTTTGGGAAATTGTTAGAGAAGGTAATACGCTTTTAATAAAGATTGGAAACTTTGTAGATGTTACGGCAACAGGAGATTTTGGGGCATTATCTAATTGGGCTTATCAGGCTAATATATCTACTTATTATGAACAACCGCCTGTTGAATTGCCAAACGAGCCTATTGGAATAACACCAATAACAACAATGTCGGGGAATGGTTTTTTAATAAATAATGATATTTGGCTTGGGAGTCCTTCTTTTTTAGATTCTGAAAATATTGACAAAACAACAAAATTCAAGTTTTATTTTAATAATTTAACAAATCAGAAACAAAGTAAAGAAATAATTGTTTACCCTTATTTAGGTTCAGGTGTAAAGGTTAATTTATCTCCAGTTTTAAAAAGTTTGTTTGAATACCCCAAAGCTGAAAACAACTACACAGAATTGACGCCTTTTAACATTTCAAACATTGTTAATTTTTTTGAAATTAAAATACAAAGATTTTTTATTCCAGAAAATTCTAATGTTGAAATTTATGATGAAAATACAATTACAAAAGCATTTATAAGGGGTGGTTCAAGAAGTAATGATTCTAATTTGACTTTGCCAATTGGAACAACTTTAAGACCTACACAATATTTACCAATTTGGAACGGATATCCAGTAGCTGAATATAAATTGGCAACAGGTTACAACATAGAAAAAAATAACAATCTTGACAGTGTTATGTTCCAAGAAAGAATGAAAGTTTATGGTTGTAGCCCGACATACTTGAAATTCCTTAATCAAAAAGGAGGTTATTCTTATTGGCTTTTTGAAAGTACAACAAATGATGAGCAAGGTCAAGGAAATGAATTTGCAAATCAGTTAGGAGAAGTTGTAGATTTCGGCAAAGAATATAGTAATGATATTGCTATCTATTCAAAGGTTGAATCGAAGTATTTGCCTTTGATTTTAGACTTAATTGTAAGCCCAGAAGTTTTACTATACAAAGGTTCGAACGAATGGGAACGAGTTATTTTATCGCAAAATAAAGTATCTGAAAACTCATTTAAAAGAGCCTACGATGTTAAGTTGAAATTAGAAAAAGTTGTTAATTTCAATTCTAGTTTGCTATGGTAGAAATTATCGTAAATAATGAAATATTAGAAATTCCCAAAAGCTTAGACTTCAAATACTCGGTTCAAAATACTGATATTTTTGACATTGGAAGTATAAAAGCTAATTACACTAATTCTTTTAAAATTGAAAAGACACCAAAGAACACAAGTGTTTTTGAACAATTAGGAGTAGTTGGAGATACTTCTTCCGTGCCTTACCGAAAGATACCAGCATCGGTTAAGTTCTTTGGATTTGACGTTATAGTGAGTGGATGGCTAGATGTAAAGGAAACTGCTGAAAGTTACCAAATAAGCATCATTGATGGCGTAATTGATTTTTTTAAAGACATTGAAAACAAAAGTATCGGTAAAGATTTGAATATTACTGCACTTTCGCATCAGAAAAATATAGAATCAGTTGTTTCTAGTTTTACTAATGAAAACTATCGTTATTTGATTGCTGATTTTGACGGAAAAAGCATAGTTGATGGTAAATTAAATGTTGATTTCTTAACGCCATTCATTAGGGCAAAATACTTGATGAATAATATTTTTTCCAAATTTGGATATAATTATTCGGGAGAAATATTCAATAAACAAGAGTGGCAGGATTTGTGGATTAGTTATAACAAGCCAACACCACAGCAAGGTAGTGACGTATTGGAAGAAGTAGCTAATGTCGAAGAAAATAGCGGAAGGAATGATATTTTGTCATTTTATTCAACAGGTTCTATTTCACAAGGGACATACCAAGTTGTGGGAACTATACCTATTGGGGATATAGATTTGGGTTTTGAATCGTGGGATATTATTAATTCAGGCACATTTATTGGAAATTCTTTTGTTATTCAAGAAACAGGGGTTTACAAGTTTGACATTTCATTTCTAGGGTATGTGATTGGATATAGACAGGGCTTTCCAAACAGGCAAGACCATTTGAAATTAAGAGTTTTGAAGAATGGAATAAGTCAAGGGGCTTTATTAAGTGGACAAGATTCTGAATTGCAATATGAGGTCTATCTTAATTTGAACGAAGGAGATGTGTTTAGTTTTCAATTATTTGTAACTACAAGTTTCAATTATTTTAGGTTAAGATTTTTTGACTTAAATATAAAAATGAAAATTTCTAAGTCAAATGTAGGGCTTGTTAATTTTCAAGAAAGCTTAAAAGATTTTAAGATAAAAGATTTCATCAAAGAAATATGCATTAGATTGGGGTTAATTGTAAATTACAACTCACACAATAAAAACTTAGAATTTTATACTTACGATGAAATTTTTAATAAAAATAACGTAATTGATTGGTCTGATAAATTTATAAAAAGAAAAAAAGAAGTGTACAAGTATTCTTCTTTAGCACAACAGAACGCTTTTAGGCATAAGTACAACGATGAATTTAAAGAATACAATGATGGTTTTTTATACACAAATAATAAAAACTTAGATGAAATTAAAAATATTTTTGTGTCTAAATTCTTTAGCAGTTCAGAAGAATCAATTAATTTTTTAGGACAAACAACGTATAAATTACCGACTTATAAAGCAGAGGTAAAAGATAATAACGGAGAAGTTGAAATTGACTATAAGTCTTTAGATGGTAGATTTTATACAGCAAAAAGCAAACAAATAAATCAAACACTAGGATTGATNTATTTGTT